GCAGCTGTTGTATCCATATCAGATTCCATAATTTTATATGGTAGTCGAGAATTAATTCCACCCTTTTCTCTTATTTTAAAAACTAAATTATCATTTTCATCATAAATCTGTATCTTACCTTTATAGATACCTAATCCATCTGTAGTTATAGTTACATCTGTTTCATTTTTTTCATCATTCACAGCAAACAATATTTTACTCGGATTCATTTCTATTAAAGACCACATATCATCTTCACTTACTTTTGCAACTATCTCTTTTTCTAATAATTCAATCTTAGACATAGTATCTTTAGATAAATTTTCAACTTTAAATACTATGGAATTATTATATTTTTCCATAGTGACTTTAGTTTTCTTTAAATCATTCTTATTGTTATTTACCTTATTCTCTACATTATCAACCTTATTTTCTGTATTATTTATATTATCTACTATAGATTTTTTAAGCCTATCCCCAATTTCAACTTCTTCTATTTTTTTCGTAAGTACATTATATTTAATTCTAATTATTCTACCTTCTGATCGTACTCCTATTTTAGAATAAATAGTTGTAACATTATTACCTAATTCACACTTTTTTAGTTTCGCATAATCCTTATATTCCTCTGTATCAGCAAGTTGAATAAAATTAACTGTATAATTAGTAGGTGGCTTATCTATTCCATTAGCAAATTGTTTAGCAGCTCTTTCTCTAAGTTGTTCATATACAACTTTCTTAGCTTCTTCAATATCTTTATCAGAACTATTTTCTGTTATAAGATCCTCAAGAGATACATCATCACAAAGAATAGTTTTATAGAAATACCTATCATATTTATTAGCATTAGTACTATAAATGATTTCTTGATTAGGTAGAAATAAACCATCACTAGACTTCATTACTAACGCTGTAGCAAAATTATCATCCATATCAGATATTTCTTCTTCTAAAGATTCTAAGTTCTTACCACTCTTAATAATAAAACTATTATCTTTTCCTCTTTCATCTACCATATTTATCTCAAAATTATTCCAGATAACCTCACCTTTATAAGCTGTATAGATAGATGAATTAGTACTATCTGTACTCTCTTCTAATATTGCTTTTAAAAGAGACTTATCAGCAATATCTACATAGTTAATAATATTTCCATTATCGTCTAAGCCAAGATTTACATTTGTATTAGTACTAGTGTCTAAACTTCCTATAGTGTAGTTTCTTCTTTTATCAGCTCTATTATTTAATACTATTTGCAAAGCTTCTCTACGTGTTTTTCCTTTAGGTATTTCTAATCCAGGAATATAATTATTATCTGCATCAGCTCTTCCTATAGCTTCTGCATATACAGTTATCACTTTATTTTCTGTACTTTTATTAGCTTTTCTAATTTTAAACAACTGATCTGGTCTATTATCATAGCATTCACAACTTATAATATTTCCTCTAATTAAATACCTAGATAAATTTTTAGAATCAAAAAGAGGATACTCCAAATCTAATTCGAAGTTACCCTCTGTAGTTTCTGTTATATATACACTTAAAACCTCGCTGAGTACCCATTTGCAATGCTTAAAATTAGTCTCATTTGCTTCAAATAACTTTATCAATTATTTACACCTCCATCTAGGAACTATTTCAACTTTTGTAATACCACCACTCCAAGAAATTATATTTTCTCCAACTTCTAATAATGGAAAATCATCAGATTCAAAGTATTGTCCTTTATCTTCTAGTACTTCTTCTAATTCAGAATCTAAGGTAATAGAACCACTTATATTTGTTATAGAATAACTTGTATTATTGACTTTTAAAACTCCTTGGCCAGTTCCATACATAGTAATTAATGGTAAGCTTTTATAAGTAGCCTTACCATTATAAATAGTTGTACCATTTTTAATAATTTCTATAGGATAATTTCCTTCTAAAAGGTACCCAAAAGGCTTACATTTAAACTTAACTTGAAAATTATATAAATAATTTTCTAATACCTGGCTTATTGGAACTACATTATTAATTCTTGCCTTATAGTATCTATCTTCCATATTTCCAAAGATAACTTTTCCACTACCTTGTAACCAGTTCGCAATTTTCCAAGGTTTGTTTCCTTTATAATCACATTCAACTGTTTTTTCATCTGAGGTATATCCATTTATAAAAGTAAGAGTTCCATCTCTGCCCTCAATTTCTTTTTCATCTATTCTTTCTGTAGATAATTGAATTGGAGGAAGGGATATTATTTTTAATCCCATATCCTCTGCTGTTTTATCATTCCATATAAGAGTATGTCTCACTAATATCCCTCCTTAACATCTTTTCTTTCTTTGCGCATAGAATCCTAATTCTTCTGCAGTTTCTTTTATATCAGATTTAGTATTGTTGTAGTATTTATCTACGTTGAAGTTTATGTCTCCCTCACGAATAGAACTACTATTATTAACTACTCCTGCCATAGCTCCTGCAAGTGCATACATTTGTTGCTGCTGACCTTGTACTATATTTCTAAGTATAGACATTTGATTAGCAACTTGACTTGATACTTCATCTTTAATTGCTTTTAATGATTGCATATGATTTAATATTCCTGCACCTTTAGAAACATAAGCGACTGGATTATTATTAGTGGATAATTCAAAACCTTTTTCATCTACTGTATACGTACCTGCTAATCTATTATAAGATGTTCCTGTTGCATATCCACTTACCTGCTTACTTCTAAGACTTGTTAATTCTTGTACTGCATTAGCCACATCTTGCTTTTTACTGTTAAGTCCATTAATAAGACTATCTGCAAGAGATTGCCCTGCATTTTGCCAATTTGGAGCGTAAGAGTTTAATAATTGTACCAACTGTTCATTACTATTAGTTAATAGTACATATCTAGCTTGAGCATTTAAATTATCTGTATCTAAAAGAGTTTTATAATAATCTTCTGCTGCTTTTTTCTGTTTCTCATAATGCTTTTTAGTTTCTTCATAATCTTCTTTTAAGTGTTGCTTTTTAGTATCAGCCTTTGCATTAAGATCATCTATTCTTTCTTGTAATTCCTTCTTGGCATCTTCTCTATCCCAATCACTTTGTTTATTAGAAAGTTCAGCTTTAGCATTTTTAATTTTTAAAGCATATGCTTTTTTATCTGCTTCACTTTTAGTATTAGCCATCTTTGCTTCAAGAACTGCAATATTGTTTTTAGATTCTTGTATTTCCTTTAATCTACTTTCAGATTCTTTTTCTTCATCTAAAGCTGCAATTTCTTTTTGTACCGCTTCAACTTTTCGTTTAGTAGATTTCTCTATATTAGCAATCTTTTTATTATATATTTTTTCCTCTGCATCCATTTCAGCTTCAATAGCATTTATAGCAGCTTCTTTTTGCTGTGTAAGTTGTTCTTTTAATGCAGTAGTTACACCTTTTATTAATTGTTCTAACTTAGATTGCTTTTCCTTTGCAATATTTAATTGCTGCTTTGCATTTTCCTTGCATACATCTATTTCTTCCTGAGCTGCTTCTTTGTAGTAATCAACTTCTTTTTGTATAATCTTTTGTTGTTTTTGTAATGCTTTTTGCTGTGTTTGTAGACTTTCCTTAGTAGATTTATCCTCAGTATCACTAATAGTTTCAGATAATTCTTCTAGTTGTGATTTAACATCTTCTAGTCTATACTTTGCATCTCTATACCATATGTTATCATCTATACTTTTTGCATTTGATATTTCAACTGCATCTTTAGCATTTTGTAAATCCTCTGCTAAAACTGCAAAACTCCCACCCCAATTTGAAATAGTATCTATATATCCTTGAGCTGTATTTGCATTTAGCAATGTTTCAAAAGTACCTGTAATTTCATTGCATACATCTGTAACTTTAGATAATAGAGTAGGTAATTCCTTTTCAATACCAACCGATATACCTGCAACTATGTTTTTACCTATAAGATCACGAAATTTACGACTGGGACTATGAATATCTAGGGCCTCTTTTGCTCTACTTAATAATGAAGAACATATACCCCCGATTTTACTAAATAAACTTTCTTTATTATTATCAATACCAGTCCCTATACCGCTGACTATATTGCCACCAACACTTGGCATATCATTTGCAGCTGCTTGAAATTTTTTCTTTACCTCTTCTGAAGTACCATCGGCTTTTATAGTTACATCATCAAAACTTTCGCCTACTTGATGCATTGATGTAATTACACCATCACTATTGGTTTCTATCTGTACTGGCTTACCATTAAGATTTACTATAGCTGTATATGTCCCATTTGATGTTTCTTGCATATTATATAGCTCTGATACAACATTTCCTATAGCATTAACCATTTGACCACTTGAATTAACACTTGAACCTGCTATTTCAGATAACCCTTGAGTTATAGTAAGTTTCTGTGTCTCATGTTCTTCACCTAGTTCTTTAACCTTCTCCTTAAGTTCATTGGTAGCACCACCAGATATTTTAGCAGTCGAGTCCCAACATCCTGTTATATCACCATTGGTACTGTCTACAGTAGCATACACATCATGCATAGATTTATCGGTATCACTATAAATCCTATACCAACCCTCTTCAGTTATGCTACCTAGATTCTCAAAATGTTGTTGCATATAAGAAATGCCTTGTTGAGCTGCTTTGTCTTGATTACTAAGCATCTTGCCAGTATAGTTGCTATATTCTCCTATTATTGAAGGAGCTTCTTTTTCTACAATGTTTTTATACTCATCCCATTGTTCTTGATACGTTTGTACAGTTTGTTCTTTTTTATCTTTAAGTGTCTGAATGTGTTTCTCTGCTGCTTCTTTATCCGCTCCAGTTAATTTATCTGCTCCCCTTTGAGCCGCTAATATAACGTGATCATATTCATTTTCTTTTTGAATAATTAATTCATTTAACTGTTCCTTTTTCTGTACCAATAAATCAGATGCCCCTTGAGCATCTAAATTTTTAACTCTGTTTTGAAAATCTATTTTGGAATATTCCAATTCACTATTATTCTCAGCTTGAGCCTCCAGCTCTATCTGTTTTATTTGTGCATAATAATTTTTAATACTAGCGATTTCATCATCATTTAAACTTCTACCTTCTGTTCTTGCAGTATTATATATTTGATTTATAGCATCTTGATTTTTCTTAACTTCTTCTGCCTCTACATCAAATTCATTAGTACATAAATCAATTATTGCCTGTTCAGATTCATCTATAATACCATCATCTATAGTAAATAAATCTTTCATTGAGGATTGTGATTCTGATTTTTTATTTTTAATAGTATCTAATGCACTATTTACACAATTATCAACTCTTTTAGTAAAATCGGTTGTTTCTGAATCTGTTAATGTTTCATCTAAGTTTATTTCTTCTAGAACTACATTGAATTCATGGATAGATGCTGTGGCATTTTCTACACTACTTTTAAAATCACTACCTATATTTTCTCCAAACTCTTTATAAACAGCTCCTAAATCTTCAAGTTCTTTTCTACTTTTAGTTTGTATTCCATTTAATTTTAATAAAGTTTTTTGTACAACTCCCATTTCTTCTTCTGATACATTAAATGTATTATTTAAAGCTTCCTGTTCTTCTACATATGCTGCAACTCCTAGTCCAACTACTGCTAATGCTGCAATAACTGGAGCTGATGGTAAAGCTAACATTGAAGCAGATAATCCACTAAATGCAGTTGATAAACTAGTGACTATAGATGAAATTTTTGATACAACACTAAAGGCAATTATACCCTCTAATGCTAGCTTTGAGTTTTCTCCTACTAACTTACATATATCTGAAATAGGTTGTAATATTATTCCCAGTCCTGGTATTGAATTGGATAATCCTTTAGCTAATCCTGATACTATGTCTGCACCTATAGATACCATTTCTGGAACTAGTTCAAGTATTGCTTCTACTAAACACTTCATTATTTCAGCTGCGCTTTGAGTAATTAACTTTGAGTTATTTTTAATTCCTTTTAGAAAACTTTTTATTACTTCTGTAGATGATTTAATAAGTTTTGGTGCATTATTAGCAATCTCTGTTGCTATATCTGAAAATACGTTTCCTAATTCTTTTACAAATCCATCAAATCCACTGATTTTAAACGCTTTATTAAGTTTTTCAATCTTATCATTTGCAGATTTAACCACATCTTTCATAGGATTATCTATAGACTCATAGAATTGTATTCCTAATCCCTCTAAAGCACTCTTAAGCAGTACTATTTGTCCCTTAAGATTATCATTCATAGTATCAGCCATTTGTTGTGCTGCTCCATCTGCACCATAGATAGCCTTAGTTAATTTACTATAATCAGATTCACTGGCATTAATAACAGCAAGCATTCCTGCTAAAGATTCCTTACCAAATAACTGTGCAGCCGCCGCTGATTGAGTAGCTTTATCTAATCCACCCATTTTATCTCTTAACATATCCATTACTTCTTTAAGAGATTTCATAGAACCATCAGCATTCTGTAAACTCAAACCATACTTATCCATTATTACTTGCATATTAGAAGTTGGTTTAGCCATATTTACTAATGCAGTTTTAAGCGTAGTACCACTTTGACTTGCTTTAATTCCGCTATTAGCCATTAATCCTAATGCTATACTAGTATCTTCTGCACTATATCCAAGAGATCCACATAAAGGAGCTACATACTTAAAGCTTTCTCCCAACATTGCAACATTTGTATTCGCATTACTAGAAGCAGCGGCTAAAACATCAGCAAATTTTCCACTATCACTAGCTTTCATTCCAAAGGCAGTTAATGCATCAGTAACTATATCAGAGGTTAAAGCTAGATCTTCACCACTCGCAGCAGCCAAATTCATAATCCCACTTATACCATCAAGCATATCTTGAGTTTTCCAACCTGCCATAGCCATATATTTCATCGCTTCTGCTGATTCAGTTGCACTAAATTTAGTAGCCGCTCCCATTTCTTTTGCTTTAGCACTTAATTGTTCCATGTCTGATGCAGTAGCCCCACTGATTGCCTTTACTTCACTCATACCTGCTTCAAAGTCTGAACCAACCTTCAAGGCATAAGCTCCTATTCCCCCAAGAACTGCACCAACTCCAGCTATACTGGTAGCTACTAATTTTGCACCCTTACTCGCGGTAGATTGTAATTTACTTAATCCTTTTTCAAATCCCGTTTGATCAAGATTAGTATCAATAACAACTGTACCATCTGCCATCTATTCTCCACCTGCCTTTTATTCATAAAATAAAAAAAGCAGGCATTGGCTCACTACTCTAAGGTGTGGCTCTAAGCTCTGTCTTTTGAATAATCTAATTTATTTATTTTTTTACATCTAGGACATTTAGTCTCCCCTTTAACTTCATCAGCTTTCAAAAGAAGCTGATTACAATTATTACATCTAATTTCTTTAATTTAAATCACCTTCTTTTGAAAAAAGTACGTAATAAAAGCACCTACTAAATGTAAGTGCTAAAATTTTATTTTTGTAATTTAGGTTCTCTTTGTACCCCTTTAGCAATAGCATCAAAAACATACCAATCTTTTTGGCTTTTTGTTTTGCTTAATGGTGCTATTCCAATGCTTATATTATAAGTATCATATAAACTGCCTAAATAATCTTTTGATCCACTCTTTATAGAACTGTCTTGTAATTGTGCTTGTGAATTAAATCTTCTAATTATTGTATCAGCAAATTCCAATGCAATATCTTTACTACATGCATCATCTATAGCGGCAGTAAAAGTTATTCTTTTTTCTTTTTCATCAACTTTTATATATACATCTTTAACATAACTAAAATATTCTGGATTAGTTAATTCTGCTTTCGTATCTGCTATACATTTTTCCCAATCTATTTTAGTTATTTCAGATTTTACGTTAGATTGATTCGAATTAGCATTTGCAACTGCTTTCTTAGTTTCTTCTTTCTTATTATTTGATTTAGATTCTTCTAATTTTGTATCGCTAACATTCTCATTATCTTTACTTTCTTCTTTATTAAGCTGATTAGTGTCCTGATTTTTTTTATTCTCTTGAACTATTGTTGCTCTTTCCCTTGTTTTAGGAGTTTCTACAAAACCAAAAAATACAAAACTCCCAATAAAGCCCAAAAAGCATATTAACATTCCAATCAATATTTGTTTCACTTTAAATTTGAAATTTTTCTTTAAAAAACCTATAGGCAAGCACATTGTACACACTATAAATCCAATAAAAAATAACATTATAAGTAATATTGCTAAATTTTCCATTACCCTACCCCTTCTTAGTTATTATAGGTATATTATATCATATAAGTTATATTTTATAATATACCCTTTAAATCACCACCATTAAGAAGTGCATCTTCGATAGCTTTTTGCTTCTCAATTTCACCTTTATTAATAATAGTTGGGAGTTTATATAAATCTTGCATTTTCTTATAAAAATCCTTTTGTGATTTATCCTTAATAAAGTTTAAATCCATACTTCTATATCCCATAATCTCTACTATCTTATTATCAGATTTAAGAGATTTAAACATAGCTTTGAACTTCCACCAATGTAAGTAGTCTATATCTTGTAAATCAATACCATATTGATCTAAAAAAGCGCTATAAATATACTCATCATCATATTTAAAAGAATAGATATCACTTGTTTTAGTATTACTATGTTGTTCTTTTTTTCCTTCTGCCTCTTCTTCTGATCTACCACATGAATAGAACCAAATAATACCTTGTAATGCGGCAGGTTTAATTTTTTCTATAATAGGCTGATTATAATACAATTTAATAGCCTTATCTTTTACCTCTTCTTTGCTTATATCTTCATTTAAGATAAGCTCCTCAAAAATAATAGAGTTCCTAAAGTTGGTGTTCAACTTGAACTCCATATCATTAATTAAAATACTTGTTGATAATTTACTTGTTAATAAACTCATTATTTATGATGTTTAAATTGTTTATTTCTTTTTTGTTCTCTGTTTTGAGGAACCCTATTTTTCATTTCGGATAACTTCTTATTCTTAAACTTATTAATTTCATCAAAGATATACATCAATACATCTATATTTTCCATAATGTCTTGATCTCTACCTTCAAAAATCTTTTCACTTGAACCATAGCCTAACACTGTATCTATTCCTTCATATACCACCTTGCAAGCATTATTTATACTTTCAGCATCATTATCCTTTAATGTTTTACTTACTTCCTGCGCCTTAACGCTTATAGCTGTAATATTGCTTAAGAGCTCCTGATTATATTGAACTTTAAAAGTATTATCCTCTATTTCTATATTAATTATATTTCTTTCTGCAAATCTAAATCCCATCTTCTAATCCTCCTAAATTTTTATTTTTGTGCTTCTGGTATTGTTTCACTAAACTTTTTAGTAGTAGTATCGAAATATCCCTGAGTTGGATCACCTACACAAGATAATGTACCAGTGTTAACCATAACCTCTCCACCATTACCTTTTGAATCTGAAACAACTGCTGCAACTTTAAATTTTCTTGCCTTGAATAAATTAATCTTTTCTTTTACTGGATCATACAAATCAACTCTTACATAATCAAATTCAGCATCTTGGCCCGTTAAATGATCTCTACCAACTTTATATAACGCCATTCCAGCTTCTTCATCTAAAACCATATCAGTATCATAAGGAAATTCTGTTTGATACCCTTTTACAGTAGTTGTTTGTGTCTTATCATTAATATAAGTCTTAGAATCCGTTTGAGCGCCTACAGTTTCATCTAATGTATTTACCCCTGTTCCTAATAAAGCATAAGTTGCTGCTTCAGAACCCTTTTCTCCTATATTTAAATAGTCAGCTATGTCATATCTCATTGCTTTTTTCATATTTAATCATCTCCTATTTTTGATAATATTTTAATTGAATTTGTATTTGATACCTTGCTAATGTTTCATCAGTATTAAATGCATAGCCATTAGAAATAGCTTTAATACTTAATGCTTGTTTTCCATCTTCTAATTGTGGTAATATACCTCTTCTAGTATTATCTTCTAACCAGTCAGATAGCTTGTCATAAAATCCTATATTATCTATGTTTTGAAATACATCTTGTCCATAAAACTCTCTGCTTGCAAATACAAATAAAAATTGTCTTTCACTAGATCCATTTACAAATTTCTTTAAGATTGGATTGCATACAGTTTCATCTATGCTGTATACTGTTGCATCTTTTTCAAGCTTATCTACATTCACTTTTACTGTATCTTCAAATTCTTTTAATCCTGAATATGTTTTTATATATTTTCTAATAGACTCTATTATTGTCATCTAGCCTTACCTCCACAGAATTTAGCGATGCTTTCAATTAATTCTTCTTTATGATCACAAACTGCACGATTGCACCATTCTTTCCCTCTGTATCCACCTGTAGCTCCCGCATTAGTATAATACTGTTTTTTAGCATAAGGACTTTTATAATGGATTTGATGTGCTGATACTGTTTTAATATTCTTTAAGTCACCACTTCTCATAGGAATATAGTCATCACTTATTCTAGCAATTTCATTGGTCATAAATTGTTGTGCTTCTCCATCTTTTTGAAGTTTTCTTCTCAAAGTAATTTGTGTTATATCATCAAATTTCAATTTAAATCCCATTACTTTGCACCAATTTCATAATGTCTTATGCTTGGGCTTCCATTATCACAAATTAATGTAGAAATAATGGTTGTCACATTGTCATAAGACTTTTTTAGATCATCTACAGTTACAGAACTATCAATTTCACCTTTTACAATGTAATCATCATTATCAAAAGTAAAATATTTATCTTTATCTTCATCAGCTAATCTTCGATACTCCTTAGGGCCTATATACTCTTTTCCTTCAAAATCAGAATTAAAAGGAATTAATATATCAATTTGATTGGCACTTATTAAGCCTTTATCAGTTACAGCTGTTTTCTGTTCTCCTTGCCAATTTACACTCGTAATGACAGTTCTTTTATATAAAACTCTTTCAGTTTCTTTATCTGTATAATGATTGTATAGAGTTGCTAGTGTATTAGTCTTCAACTGTATCAACTCCTTTTATAAATCCTTTGTATAATAACCCTGTATTTACTAAAAACAATTTTGCAGTTTCATTAATTTTCTTTTCTTCACTCATTGTAGAAATTCCATCTACATAGCTAACTGAGTGCTTACCTTCGCTCTCACTAGAAATAACTCCGCCATCATCTTCTATTTTTTTCATACAGTCCATTGTTGAGCATATCGCAAATTTAACTTCTGTTGGAATATTTTCTAACCTTTTAACCCTACCAAAAGTAATTTTATCTATATAAGCACTAGCTTTTACACTAAAACGTAGAAAAGAGCCTTGAGGTACGCTTGTACCACCATAAGACTCTTTATAAAAATTATAATCTACATAGTTTTGCATACCTCAATTTCTCCTTAACCTCTTGAAATAATTCTAGCAATTGGGATTGATTTATGATCAATATACTCTTTAGATGAACCAGATGTATTAACTAATTCCCAATTTGAACCATTCTCTAATTCTGCACTAGTTGGTGATGCTGTAGCCATACTTGCTTTAGTGAATGAAATGCCATAAGGAGCATAACAATGTCTTTGTCTGCTATATAGAGTATCTTCTCCACCGTTAACACTTGGATTTCTATCAGCTTCATATGGAACTTTAGCTCCACAGTCTGTATATTCAATAGCACCCTCACCTAATAGATAAGTAGTATATTGTGTATAAGCTTCTTGTGGCTGAACACCTTCTGAAGCTTCAACTGCTGGTATTGCAATTGCTGGCATAGAATCATCAATAAGAACTAATCTTCCATGCAATGTTCCTAAACCAATATCTCTTTGTAGTCCAGTTGCATCAGTGTACTTTAGATAAGCTATCAACTTTAAGTTCTCCAAATTAGTAGCAACAACTGAATGCATAATAGCAAGTGAGAATTTAGCCTTATTATCTCCTAATGCTTGCTGCATAGCTGTATTTACTGTTGTAGCTCCCACACAATTTTTAGGATTTTTATCCTTGTCTTCTCCAGATGCTTCTGAAATATCAAAAGTATGTTTTGAAACAAATTCTTTATTTTTTGTTCCAGTTGTCATACTGAATACACCTTTTAAAATTGATAGTAACGTGTCTTGATCTACTTCTTCCCAATATTCTGCAATTTGTTCTGCAACATTAGCTAAGAAGTCCTCTCCACCAGTAATATCATAACTAAAATCTTTTTCTACCCATGCATTCATTCTACCAACAACAACTCTGCTATGCATAAATGTTTTAGTAGTTCCTGCTGTTATATTAGTTTGTCCATCATAGTTTTGTGGAGTTGAACCACTAATAAGTCCTTTTAATGGAGTAGATACATAATTACCTCCAACTTGATCACTCATCATTTGTTTTAAATCTGGCCTTGGTCTTATTGCCCTACTTTTTAAAAGTTCTGTTCTTTTTGTATTTGGTACTCTTTCAACATATTTACCGAATACCTCCGCATTAAAGTTTTTATTGTCAAAAATTCCTGGCATATTATAGTCCTCCTTCTAATTAATCAAAGTTTATTTCTGCATTTGGATTTTCATTTTTAAGTTTCATAGCCTCTGCTAAACTCATTTTCTTTTGTGAATTTCCACCACCTCCTGGGTTTTTATTTGTGAATTGTGGTTGCTGTTCTTGGGTTTCTTGAACAAATAAAGCCTTATGTTGTTCTTGATAGTCTTTCATAAATTCATCTGCACCTAAGAACTTATTTTCTTCTAGCTTAAATTCTTTAGCTTTAAATTGATTAACTACAGTTTCTTTAACTACATCATCAACGAACTTAAACCCATTGAAATAATTATTAACTGCATAGTCATAATCTTTAGCTTTCATATCAGCTTCAAATTTTTCTTTTGCTTGTTGAGCTTCAGTTTGTGCAGTTTCATATTTAGTTTTCCAGTCTTCTGCCCCTGCTTTAATTCCTTCGATATCCATAGATTTAAACTTTTCAATCTGAGCATTGGCTTCATCTAATGTTTGTTTATTAGTTGTAAGTTCAGCTTCAAGATTTTTATTCTTTTCACCTAAATTCTCAACTTCTTTCTTTTGCTTTTCTATATCAGAACCATTCATGTCCATAATTTTATTGATTATAGCATCTAACTTATCTGATATATTTCCATCACCTAAAAGTGATTTGATTTCTTCTCTTTTCAATTTTCATTCCTCCAATATTACGATTATTTACGTGATTTTCTTTCACTATATTTAAGGTAGTTTAGGCTCATTTCGGAGCATAATAAAAAGCCTTATTTCTAAGACTTACTTAATACCTTTATATGCTGTTTGAAGTAGAAATCCTAAATGATTCCACACTTGATTTTTAATTCTTTCTTTACACATTTCAGCACCTATTTTTTCATCATAATTTTTAGGATCTACACACGCAGATGATTCAACAATTGTAAATCCATTTCTAAGTGTTGCTATTACAATTGTAATTTTATCTTTCTTTGTGAATACATCATAATCAATGATAAAATCATCAACCATTTGTTGCCCAATAGAAACGCCACTAGGAAGATTCTTATTTTCATCAACTTTTAAATATGATTTTTCAAATATTTCTTTTGGAGACCAACTTTCATATCCATCTGGATACTTAACTAAATATCCTTCTTTCTTTGGATTTTCATTTTCAGGTATAATCCATCCTCTATATTTATTATAATCTCCTAAATTTATAGGCTTTGCTTGTAGTAATTTAGTTCCGATATACTTATTCATTATTTTTCATTCCTTCCGAATACACTTCTTTCAATTCTGTCCTCTACCCTTCTATTCATCCACATTAAGGCTTCTTCAATATGAGTTAATGCACATGCATTTTCTCTACTGGAGAATGGTCCAGCTTGGAATGACTTCAATCTATCTCTTACTATTTCTAATAGGTCAGTATCAATTACAGCATGAATTGAACCATCTTCATTTCTTGGACCTTTTTGAAATTTAATTATTTCATAAACATCATAATTCCCTTGGGTATCCATAGAATTACTTTTAATTACATATTCATGATATGCACCTCCTGGACCTTCGCTTCCTATTCTTTCAACAGTGTTTAATTTCTCTCTTTTTTGAATTGTACTTAATTCTTTCATCTTTCAATTCCTCCTAAAATAAAAATAAACCTCTAACGTTAGACTTAAACGAGATATTGGATCACCTCCTTAAAACAAACTTAATTGTTCAAACTTTTTAATTGTTAATAATCTTGATACTGTAGTAATTGTTTCTATTATCTTAGTAGAATCATTTATACAAGTATCTTCCCATTTACTGATACCCAATAATCCAAATACCCAATTTTTAACTATTTGAACATCTTCATCATTATTAGTTAAAGATTTAATCATTTTATTGTAATCTAGCTTTCGTTTATGGCTAGGTTTATATTGCTCTTTTGCTTCCTCAGTAAGTCTTTCAAACTTATTTAATGTTTTCTCAAGCTCTTCTATTTTATTGGAAAATAACCATATCTGTTTTTCTTTTATTGACTGCTCCATATAATTAAACTTTTTAACATATTGAGCCGTAAATAATATTCCTTTTTCCCCCTGAAGTTTATTCCCTAATATTTCACATCCCATTTTAGTGCAAAGTTAGCAATCATAAGTTTTGTTATTTCCTTCAACTTTATAGCTATCTTTTATAAAATATTCTGAAACATCAACGTTGTGGTTTCTCAATGTTGGAATTATTCCTACAATTCTTCGGGATTTATTTTCTCCTTTTGGAATATATCCTTGTAACATTCTTAATACTTCCCAATGTTCTTTACCTAGCATTTCAGCAACTTCTCTACTATCTATAGTTAAATTTTCATCATTTGTAATATTTAATAGTTTGTTTTCCATATAATCCACTCCTTTTTTATAAAATAGAGTAGACTGTCAGCAATATAGTAACTTGTCCTGTATTGCCTTTCTACTTTTTGAGCATGAAAAAAGCACCTGAATTACTTCAAGCGCTTAATCATAATACTTACTATATTTAGTTTATCATATATTTTTATTATAAATTCTCAACTTTTTCTCAAATTCTTCTCATTATTTTGCATATCTAGCCTTTTGACCTTCACTTTTACCAAAACCATATTGTTGAGTTCTTTCATTTTGCTGTTGTAAACCCATTTCATTACAGAACTTTTTATATTCCTTTTTCTGCTGTTGCAACATTATTTGTGAATTTTTCATATCCTCTTCAAGTCCTGCTGATTGATAACCAAGTATTTCTCTCTTAGTCTGTCTTATAGAACGCTCAATAACTCTTTGACGTTGTGTAGCTTCATATGGTGTATATTCTTTACCGTTATATGATTTTATTTCATTACTATTATATTTTTCTAAATCTGATTCAGAATAAGCTCTTACAGATATATTTGGAATGAACGGATAATAACTATGTCTACAATTACTTCCGCATAATCCACCTGCTGAACCTAACTCAGTTGCTTCATACAGATTATCATATTCTGATGTACTTCCTTCAACTTTAAATATTCTACCTTGCCAATTTTGATGTGAAGGTCTTGCACCAGCATGAGCCGATACTTCTGCGTATTGGTCCTCTTTTGCTATATTCTGATTCATTCCATAATTAGTTAACTTATTACACATTTGATTAGCACTAGTTCTTACAGTAGTATTAATAGCATCTTGAACATTTATAGAATAGCCACTATCATAATTCACATACCTAAGTCCGCTATTAGTCATTCTCTTCACTGCTCTCTTTACTGCCTGTTGTCTAGTAGTAACACCTGTAACAACCTGCATATTAGCAAAATCTAATGTTTCTTGATAAAACTTAGCAACATCTGAATAAACTATCTTTCCATTTTTCTTGGTAGCAAATCCTAATGATCCTGTAATATTCTTAAACTCTTTTTTAGTTTGAAGTGCTGCTGCTTTTATATAATCCAGAAGTTCTTGAGCATTAATATCAAATGTACTTAATCCTGCTTTTTTATATAATTCATTCTCAGGAGCCATAGAAGTTGCTGCCGATTCTTTAAGCAACTGTTCTACTTCTTTATTACTCTTCTTAAGTATATCAGCAACTTTTTCTTCTATTTCTTTAATATCCATTCCTAAGTCTTTAGCTACAATTAATTGTTGTTCAACTGTAGTAGTTAATTGACCAGTCTCTCCTATTCTTCTTGCAATATCTTTTATTATAAATTCTTCTAAATCTGCATACATATCAACTATATTTTGTGGTAATGTTGCTATTTGTTCTGGAGTTAATGCCATAGTGTTTCAACTCCTATTCTTGCAAACTCTTATCATCATTATCTAATGGATTAGGTGTGATTAAAGATTCTCCGCTAGGCATCATCTTTTTAGCTTCTTCCTCTGTTTTTCCGTATTTCTCCATAATATAATAAACTGCATCAATAATTCCAGCAGCTACATCATTACGCATTTCTAATAATTCAGTCTTCTTATCAACTATAATAGAATCATCCCAATTAAAACTTATATCCTTTTCTATATCAATTTTCTTGTTAGATAACTTATATAATTGAGCCAATGTATTCATAGAATATACTAAATCTTGAAGTGCCTTTTGAAGTGATTTCTGAATATCCTTAACAGTTTGATATGATCTTTGTTTAGATGCTTTAATTTCTTCTGCTGTTTTATCTACTTCTTGCAAATCTGACAAAGTTCCATAAGCAAGTCCACAATTGAATTCTATTAATCTTAACTGCTTATTTAATCCATTATAAAGTGAAGTATCTCTTATTTCAGGACTAAATACATCTATAGCCTTATTGGTATCATTTACTGCAAAATCGAAACTTCTATATAACCTTTCTTGTCCAGTAGGAAGTATATCATTTCCGTTATTATCTCTTTTAAAACAATCTGTACTTGCATGTACTGCCAGTTCTGAACCTTCATATTCCCATAATATACGTGAGTATTGTTTATCAGCTTCTTTAATTAAATCTATTGCTCTACTGTATACAGATACTCCAACTGGAGATGATGTTTCTATATTATTAGCTAAAGGCATTTTGAAATAAGAAAAAAGAGGTTTATCAATATTCTTGATTTCAACCTCTTCCTCAATATTTTCCCATTCTGGAACTTCTGCTAATAATATTTGACTTCCTAATTCATAATTGTTAGTTGTTTGCTTGCTATAATTTTTCTTTTTAAATGCTTGATTAGTGATCTGATAATTACCAATATCATTAAACCTATGATATTCAAGTCTAGTAAATAATGTGTCGCCCTCTATTTTAGTTTCAACAAATACTGCTGCAGTTATTTCTTTTCTTGAGTTATAATTTATTGGATAAAAGCTATCTGCTTGTACTAAATCAACTTCTATATGATTTTCTGATACATAAGGCTTAAATACTAATCCACCTTTAGCACATGCATACTCTGTTGTATTTCTAATATTATCAATAATAACTTGATATTCATTATCTAAAAAATCATCTGTTGTAATTTCCGTTTCTAATTCCATAGTAATTAATTTTGCAAATTCACTTGCAATAGCTGATGGTAAATTCATAGATTTAGTTTCTTCTCCTAGCCAAGGAGCCTTATTTTCATATAACCTTATCCATAAATCAATAGCATTACTTATATCATTACTTACAGCAACATCTATATTCATTTTATTTTCAATTGTATTTTTATTAAACAATTTATCCATCACCCTCTTTATTATTTGTTTTAATCTAGCGAACATAATCTCACCTCTTTGCATAAGTATTCACTTTTCAAAAATATATCTGTGCTAAAATTTATACAATATTCATTTTTTTGTATATTTATTTACTATTATTGTCCTTTTCTACGCCATATCTCCTCTAGTGCATACCTACATGCATCTATGTGATGATTATCTTTATCTGGATAACTATTAATTACTTCTCCATTTTTATCTACTTCATATTCATACTTTAAAAATTCTTTAGCGGTTTTAGGACAACGCTTATTGTCAATAATAATATTGTTTAATGATTGAAACCACTTCATTGAATATTCAACACTTCCTGGGCCTTTTATTGCATCTCTAGCATATAATCCATAATCTCTATAATCCTGAGTACTCTTATGTTCTGCACTATCACAAACTATCTTATCATTAGGCTTAATCCCTTTATCATTAACCAATATTTCATATGTTTGCCTATTAGATTTCTTATTTTCATGACCTTCAACAAAAATATACAAATCTTTTCTTGCTGAATCATAATGCATTCTATTAAATGCCCATGGATCCGGATACCATCCCCAGTCAACACCGTTATAAATTCTATCAAATGTTTTTGTTTCGTCATCTGTGATAGTTCCAATAATCACATTGTCAAATATATCTCTTCCTGTTCCAGTTACCTTACCTAAATAATCATGTTCATATTGAGTAAATCTTTTAGCTTTCATTTCTTCAGCTTCAATTATAAATTGTTCTCCCAACCATTCTTTAGGGACTGTTCTATAATCACTATGATGTACTATCTTATCTTTTCTTTCATCTAAGACTTCTTCATTACACCAATTTCTTTGACTTGCTGGAGGATTAAAAGAATAAAAAGCTACAAATTTAGGACCACCTCTCATTAAAGATTGATTTATATTATCTATCTTTTCTTTACCTTCAAATTCATCAGTTTCTTCATACCATAAATATTTTACATAGCCTTTTGCGACCTTAGTTGATTTTAATTTCTTTGGCTTATCTGCACCTTTAAATAATATAACTTGTCCTGTAGGCCGATATGTTATTTGCAGTTTACTATCTGGAATATCCCAATCCTCTTGTACTCCTAATTGATATATAGCCCATGCTATTTGTTCAAATACAGAACCTCTTAAAGTATCTTTTACCCTTCTTATAACAACAGCATTAGTTATCTTTCCTTCTTGTGCATCCCTCATCATTCCTAAAACTATTTCAATAGATATAAAAGAACTCTTGGTACTCCCTCTTCCACCTTTTAACCAGTAATGTGTATGTGATCCATTCTTTAAATCTCTATGAATATCATAAAAACTAGCTCCTATAATTGTTCTTAAACTTACACTTATCATATATCATCAACTATCCTTACTGGCTCTTTATTCACATTGCTATTACCTTTTAATCTTTCGATTTCTTTTTCAAGTTTAACATTTTGTAGCTGCTTGTTAGCAATATCAATCTTAATCTTTTCTTCATCTGATAGTAAATTACAATGCTTAGTTAAAAAGTCTAAAGCTTTCATCTTATCTGCTAATTTAAATTTAATGCCATCTTTCCCCTCTGCAACCTCATTAATTAATGTTGTATCTACTAAAGAGCTTTCTTTTAAATCTAAATAGTTGTATTCTTTGATTTTTTGTTCTCCTGTATTCGGATCTATAACTGGTACATCTTTTCCATCCTTGTCTTTGGTCCATACTGCCCTGTATTTCTTGCCAAACTTAACATAGTCACCTATATCTGCAAAAGCAATATCAATGTATTTTTGTATTACTCCCCTCTTTACTGCTTCTTTATTAAATTGTATTGTTGTTAATGAATCTATTTGTTCTTTTACTCGAACATTACCTAACAGCCTTGGACCTGCTACCATAGCACTTTCATGAGTACACTTATAAGCTTTTTGGTATGCTTTAGTAGCATTAAAACATTTAGAATATATAACACAAAAGAGCCTTTGTTTGTCCGTTAAGTCCTTATTTTCCATGACTTCTTTGACTCCATCCACAATAGGCTCTTTTATAATTTCTTTATTTGATTTTATTGTTACTTTTTTATTGGTAACGTTACTTTTGCTTTGTACCTTTTTATTTGGTAACGCTCCTTTGGATGTTCCTAATTCATTATCCCATTTATCCTGTGATTTCCACTTTCTAACCTGTGAATCTTTAATATCTAATTGTGATGCTATATCTACTAATTTCATAGTACCTTTTGAATTAATATATAATTCCTTTGCCTTATTTCTTAATGGACTTCTTTCTCTAGCCATATCTCACCATCACCACCTCACTCTGTTCAAATTATCATCTTTCATATGCTGTAAACTGTTACTAAATAAAAATAAGCTAAACATTCAACTACTATACTTAAAATAGCTGATGCAAAGCTTATTAATTTATCGTTATTATTTTTTATTTTCTTGGCACATTCAATTATATTTAATATATGTGTTATTGCTACTCCTGTAACAAGTAGTGTCATTACATACAATCTATTCTCCTCCATTCTTATCTTTTAGAGATTTAGCTATTTCTTTTAATGATTCTGCTATACTGTCTATATTATAAGGTATTAATAGTATAGACACTGTCTCTGCCATGATTACTAAAAATAATATTAAAGCTCCTATTTGTTGCCATGTACTCATTTATTTTATCTTCTCCTTTCACTATTTTTAAAACATTCTTCCCATCCCTTATATTGGTTCAATGTTACCTCTACTTTATTACAGCTTTTATATCTATCACACGCTTCATTTCCTACCTTACATAAACACCTTAATTCTTTTCCTTTCCATTTTATATAACATTTTACGTTCATCTTTCTCACCTCTTTCTGTTTTATTGCATTAAAAAAGAACCCTTTTCAGAGTTCTTTTTTTATTTTTATAAAATTTTAAATTTTTTGTAATTAATCATTATCCATGATTTTCCTTGTTTTAATATTTCACCATTTATTAATACATCTTTATCTTGTTTATGTGCTTCACATGCTATTTTGTAGTCATCATCACTTAATTCAATTTTTATATTCTTACTTTTCCCTTCAATTTCTGTTTGTATAACAATATTTCTTTCTATTGAATTTCCATGTGAATCTTTTCTATTACTTAATCTAATTATTTTTCCCATTATTGTATGTTCTACACTTTTAGTCTCTTTATATTTTTCTGATAATATTTTTACTTTATAAAAATCATTACTTTCTAATATAACCTTTTCTTTTACATCATTCGGTTTAGGTAATAAATCAGACCACTCTACTTTCGATTCAATTTTTATATCATAGTTTTCCATCTGTAAATTTAATAAAGCATCACACATATTGGCATTTAATCCTCTTTTATAGCTATTTTTAAATAATTCTTCAATATTATTTTCTTTAATTTTTAAAATACCATTTTGAATTCTTTTTATTACTTTTCTTTCTTGTGATAATGATACTTCTATTTGTTCATTATCATTAAACTCTAATTGTTCTCCATTATCAATTTCGTTATCTATTTCTATATTAAATATATAACTTCCTACTTGTGTTTGAGCCAACTTATATTTCCATAATTGTTCTTGTGACTTTTTACTATGTCTAAGAAAGAATGGTTGAGGATATTCTTCATTAAAAATAGCTGATAATACCAACTTTTTAAGTCCCTCGATCACATTAGCTCCATATTCCAATGGTATTCTACCATCATTTGATAATTTAGATATAATTCTAAAACTTAAAATGTCTTTATTCTGTTTAATAACTTCATTACTTACAATTTCTTTATTAACTAAAATAAATTCATTGTTTTCTTTTAAAATTTCACTAATTAATTTTTGATTTGTTATTTCTTGCAGTTCTGAAAGTATTTCTATTGTTTCACTTATTTTTCTTCCTACATCCTTAAAATTATTTCTTGCTGGCAAAAATAAAGTATATTCATCATCATCAATTATTTTTTTATAAAGCTTTATTTTTTTATTTATAAAGTTTATATCTTGTTTCCATGAGTTTTTTACTAAATACTTTTCAAGGGCTTCTATAGTAATATTATTAATTTGATCTAAACGTAACATTATACTAATTCCCCCCTTTTTACTTTTCCCATTAATTCTTTCAGTGATTCTTGATTAAATATTTGATTTTTAGGTATTTTAATTAATATTCGTTCTTTATTCTCAGTTTCTTCACACCCAGATAAATAGCACCACCATGCACAATCATTAAAAATTGTCCCACTACTAGTAACTTTTATCCACTCTTCTTTATTCTTAGGAATCTTATATACTATTAATATTCTTGGTGTGCATATATCTATGTCTACTAAATCGTTATAATTTTTTGCTTCTAAATTATATTTAACTATATCCTTATCTATTTCAATATTTATAGAGGCCTTTAATTGAAAATCAAGCTTACATCCATCTGATACAATCCTTTTCTTTGTTCCATATTTTCTTATTTTTATTCCTGAAAATGTACCATCAAATCCATAATCATACTCAGAATGTTCAATATTAAACCCTGCATGATTTGCTATCGCTTTTACATAGGCTGTACTTATTCCCTCTTTTATATGTTCTTCAGTTATATTATTATTTATGTTATCTTCAACTTTTGTCGCGATTCCCCCCACTGTAACCCCTCCTATACACCATAATTATACAAAATCTACTATTTAATAGCAAACAAAAATACCCCATACAACCTACAAGACATCCAAGTATAAACTTAGATATTCGGTTAATACAGAGTATTTTAACTATTGTATAAAAGGGTAATGAGAATTTATGAGAGGTTAAGAGATATCTTCTAAAACAAGGGGTGAGTTCTACTAGATACCTCTTACTTATTATTATAAATGTTATTTTGAATTATTTTTCTCAAAATCTTCTCATTTTCTTATCATTATACTTTATATAATTTTATATTCTATAAATGAGCTACTTATATTTTCTTCATTAGAAGTAACATCTTCAACTATAGAATATTTGTCAATTTGTTGTTTTGCTGAATCATAGTATATTTTAGTAATTATTCGTTCTCTATTTCCTGATAATTCAGTATAATAATATAATGTGATCATTTCGGGACTAAATTGCCATAACATTAATTTATCATCCAATTTAAATAATGGTAACAAAATTGTTTTACTTTTTTCAATATAATCGATACTAGCTTCTATCTCTCCTGATTTATATATTTGATCATGTGCTTGGAACCAGAGACCTCTCATATGTATACCTATATTGTGCATTGGATTATTACCCACATTGCTAACTGCTTTAAATAGATATCTCTTAAAATTTTTTAAATCGCAAATTGTACTATCAAATTCTGAAATATTAACAAATCTAGTATTTTTTCCATTTATTATACTAGTGTTAATTTTAAAATACTCTACCCCATCATTTAATAGACTATTAATATACTTATATTCTTCTGTAATTATCAACATAGAACCTTCTAGTGTTCTTATATATTTATTTAATTCAATATCTGATTCAACAATGAATTCCCGAAAATTTGTTCTTAATCCAAATTTCTGTTTATTCTCTTCAAGTTTAATTAACCTTTCTTGCATTTTTAAATTTTCTTCTTGGATTTGCCTAGTTTGTTTTGTCGTTATAAATAATCCTACTGCTGTTATTATTCCAGTAAAACAAGCTCCTATTATAGTTCCATAAAAAACAAGCATATTATCTTTGGTTACATGTATATAGCCGCCTCTAGTAGAATCTATAATTGCATAAATTAAAAATGGTAATATTAAACCTATAGTGGTAATCCATATTATAAATTTCTTTTCTTCATCTTCTTTCACTTCTAATCACCTCTTTAATAATATTATCAAAACTATAAATCTCAAACAATAGTAAAACACCCGTATTTCTACAGGTGTTCTAAAATTATCTAATTATGCTTTGATATATTTTTGATTTCCAATCATAACCACATCCGGTGTTATCATGCCCCCAAAACTTATTGTAAGTATAGTTGGCTTTAATTTCTTTTGCCTTCCTGTATTTGCTAAGTTCATCCATGATTTAAGATCCTTAAATTTCATTAACTTTTCATAGCGTTCTTGACCAATGTGGGTGGAGTATGGCTTCATACAGTAACGATAAAGATTAGACATTGTACATCCCATTATTTCTGATAATTCTCTTCTTTCATCTCTATTAAGTTCTGAATAGGCATACATTAAATCTTCTCTATTCATAATTATTCCTCGCTCCTTATATTTTTATTTGTTAATAGTATATTAAACTGTAAGCGATATTATTCGTATAGAGTATATATTTTTTATTTATACATCCACATAGAATCAGCAATATTTTCAACTAACTCTTCTCTATGCCTATAACAAGTTGGTAGGGATAAGTTTAACTGCATTGCTATATATGGAATATTTTTATTATCTCCATAGAAATACTCTATAAATCTTTTATCTTCTTCTCTTAAGCTTTCTATGTTAGTATCCATCATCCTTATAAAGCTCTTCATTTCCATTATCTTGGATTCTGTTTTAATCTTTTGTTTAATTTTTTCTACTTTCCTTTTTTCTAGCTTAGTAACTTCTTGATCCATTTGCTTTTCCATATAGCTTGAACCTAAAATACTTGCTTGTACTCTTTCTCCGCATCCTGCGCCTGGTGGCATTGTATCTAAACTTATATAGTTATGAACATTCCTCATTTGATTATCTATAGCTTTAATTTGCTCCTCTAATGTTTCAACTTTTCTGTATTTTTTATTAATTTGTTTTTTATATCTATAGTAACGTTTAAGTTGTTCTTCTGTTTTATCAAACAATTTTTTGTCCATTGGCTAGGCCTCCCTTTATCTAATAATTTTTAACAGAACTTCATTTTCTTTTATAGATAAAACCTTTAATCTAATGCCTGAATAGATATTTATAGCTGTATTCTTATTTATTTGATAAGTTTTTCCTACCTCTAATTTTATATTTTTAAGCGTTTCCACAATAGCCTTATTTCCTATAGTTTTTACATTATTCCATATATTTAAATATTTATATTCCATGTTAATCCTCCTAACTATTTTTTAGTTCTGTTCTTATCCAAGTAAGTTTGGATCTTAATATTTCTATTTCAGATCTTAAATTATTTACTGCATCTAGTGCTACAAAATAAGCTGATTCTGCTATATCTCTATTAAGCCTCAATGTTGCTACTCTTTCATTGCCTTTGGCCATATATATAATTAATGTTGCTGGGTATTTTTCTACTTTAAGTTTTAATATTTCTTGTGCTAGTGCAACTCTGTAATTTTTTTCTGTTTCAGCCTTCTTTAATCCCAAAGTTTTAAGTTCTATGTTTCCTTTAGATAATGCTAAAATACATTGATCTAATTTTCCCATTAATAATTGTGGATTCATTTCGTCCTCCTTCTTTGAATTACTAAGGCATGTACACTTGCAATTAAGCTTGTACCATGCCTTGTAACTCTGTTTTTATTTGCAATTTGGCTTTATATACATGTCATAATAAGTTACTCCAACTGCATAAGCTTGCCATATATCTTTTTTAAATCCATAAAACCAACCTGGTTCTTTTTTAGTGCCCTTACCCTTATTACTTGTATTAGGTGCAAATCTATCTATTAAAGCTTGTATTATATTGCTATCTTTAGCTTTCATACTGTTGCATAAGTTAATCTTTTCATCTTTTCTATAGATATACCTTAAATTTGGTGGTGTACTTAACTGATTAGTAAAATATATGGTTTCCTTAAGCCTTCCTATAAAAACGCAAGTTTCAAATACACTCTGTCCCACAGCCATTCCATATGATGCTATCATTTCAATAGCCACATGATTTATAGATTCTTCTCTATAGAAATTTTCATATTCACCAGAACAAATCTTGTATAATAATTGTTCATTATCTATCTTTTCAGCTATTAATGGTTTAAAGTTGCTTTCTTCTATAAGCACTACTCCACTTTCTATATTTCCTGGATCTATTGCTAATATCATTTTTTTCACCCTCTTACATAGCTATTTGATTATTTACTAATGTTATTTCATCTTTAAGAACAAATGGTACTTCATATTTATCTACTATTTCCTTGGCTATCTCTAATTGACTTCTTTTTATTGCTTTATAACTATTAACCTCAAACTGTCTTTTTATTTCTCTTTGTATATCTCCAAATACTCTAGCTCTTAATGATTTATCATAATAAGCTTTCCTGTTATATCCTCCTAAACATTTAACAGCCTTCTTTTTGACTGCTTTTTGAAGTTCCTCACAGTCTATATTGAATAATGGCATATTGTCTTTTAGATCTTTTACTTCATTTTCTAGCCTTTGTTGCTTTCCATCTATCATAAAAATAGCTTGTAATTCCTTAGATATTTTAGGAAGTTGATATGATCCTGTTTTTCTTACAGAAGGAATAACTTCTGTTGCCAACCACTTTTGAAAATCTTGTGCTACTTTATTATTTGCTTTCATTCCCAACATATAGAATAAACTTTCCGGAATATAATCATCTTTCGCAACATCTTGCGAAAATCCAAATTCCTTAATATAACCGTTGATTGTTCTCCATCTTGGATATATCTTCCCAGCTTTTTCTTCATACCATCCAAATCCTATTGCAGTATCCTCAGCATTAATTGAAATACTTCCATCACCATTTTGAATTGTTCTAACTTTTAACTTTAAATTTTCATTATTAAATATTTGTATATTACTCATTTATTTTTCTCCTTCCTATTATCAATTAATTATCATATGAGAATGTAAAACTAGTATTGTCTCATTTTTACACTCTCATATTTAGTTTTTTACTTTTCTATATAATTGGTTACATTTCTTATAACCATGTCCACACTTCCATCACCATTAGCTACAATTTTAAATTTAGAATTATCTTTATAAGTTTCTTCATCAATGTATAAATCAATTTGTTTATCTACATTTAACCTGATTCTCTTTAGTTTCTTTTCTACATATTTAGGATCTACAAATACCTCATTGTCTATAGCTTTCATTTTTAAATCTGTAACAAAGCCATTTCTTAAATCTTCATTGTCTTTAAATAATTCTGATGATAATTCATCCAACTTTATAACATCATTTTCTTTCAATTTATCTTTTATTGTAGTTCTAACTTTTTCAGCTAATTCAGCATCATTTACTATAGCTCTTCTCACAAAATCTTCACTTGATTTTATAAAATCTTTAGTAATATCTCTTTCATTTGTGATTATTGAAGAATAAAGATAATCTGATAGGAAATAATTAATTCCTAGTTCTGTATCTTCTTTTATCCTCTTTTTCTTGTCTAGTACATAAAGATTAAATAAATCATCTTCTCTAAAAGGTTTTATAAAAGCAGCCTTTTCTATCTTTTGACCACTTCCAGGAAGTCCTGCTGTTTGTTGTACTATTCCTACCCCTATTTTTTCATCTATAAATTGAATTTCATGAGTAAAATTCTTTACATAATCAAGTTTTAAAATCCCTATCATAGGTCCTTGGTCTGTAATTA